AATATGACTAGCATATTCTATGAGAAATTTATAGCAGGAAAGGCTAACTAAATGATACACGCAATCATTGAATATGTTATTTGCTACGCTAGTGCCTTTGCATTGGGATTTTGTGCAGGATTAACACTAGCTTATGTTTATATAAAGTTGGCGCAGATTTGATAGCTGTTACATGTAACGCAGAAAGCCGAAAAACTCGTTACTTGCTATATCCTCTGATGTCGGCTTAACCGCCTTAAAACTATTTAATCTCGCTTTGTTCTTTTATCCATTGTTGAAGTTTTAGCAATTGCATGACATCACTTGCACAGTCTACGGGCGCAATTCCTTCGGTACTAATTGTATCGCTTTCGGTTGCGTCATTAGTTCTGCTGGTGGTTGTGGAAAGCTCGGACACTTTTGAATTACAGGAACTTGACTGCATCCACTTAATAGGATGACTAGCGTAATAAGACTTAATCGAATTGACTGCATTTGCATATTCCTTTGTCACATTGTTCGTAATATTTTGCGATTCTTTTAATTTTGCATCTTGCTCTGCCTTTGCAACAGCAGAATCATGCTCTAATTGTTGCACAAATGCTGTATAAACTACTTTCTCATGCTTGTAGCCTTCATAGTATCCAGTAAGAAAAATAATGGCTAAAACAGCACTTATTGCAATCTGTTTCCAATAAGTTTGTAAAAATATCATTTTTCACTCCAATTCTTTGCAGCAATAGCAACACCAATCGCAGCAATGCCATCAGCAAAATCTTGGAATTGTGGAGCGCCTACAAATATGAACTTACCAAGCATCTCAAATCCAGCAACAAAAGCAATCACACGATAAGCACAAATAGTTTCATTGTCACGTTCGGTTAAGATGTTTTTTATAAACTTCATCATATTGCTTTACCTGCTTGAAAATCAGCTAATGTCAGTCCGTTAGTAAATTGTAGATGTAGTTTTTCTTGAAAGGTTTTCCAACGACCAGCCCATTCTAAACCTAGCTTTTCACCAATTTCACCACATTGCGTAATAAGTTCGTCATTAGACCATGCAGGTTTGCCATTGACTAAAGGTACAAAGTCAAAAGCTACTTTCCAGTTATGAAAGGATTGACCGCCTTTAGCGTTGGTGACTTTCTTGCCTGGTGTTGTACGACCTTGAGCATATAAAGCATCTTGAGATTCTTTGTCACGATAAGTTGATGTGATAATAATGTCGATGTTTTGTTCTTTGCATTTATTAATAAACTCACTGCAAAGAGCTGCTACTTTAGGATTAAGGTCGGATAAGCTACGGCTATTTATCATTGTTTACCCTTTATCTATTCATTTATCTATTCATATTATATTTAAATATATGATTTTTATATGTAATTAATTATAATTACCTATTCATCGTTCTTCCTCGAAATCTACTATGCCAATTAAATCTTCATCGTAAACATTGCACTCAAGGCATACGTGAAAATCTGGGTCTGCATCGTCTATTTCGTATGGCTCGCCACATTCACTACAAAGCTTAAATTGTTTCATAGCCTTTTATATCCCCTGAATTTATATAGTCGTGCAATCTTACGAGCTTGTTTATCTGAACGTCTAACTTTAATATGCCGACCATCCCAGATGTTTTTGCCATATATTTTACGCATGCGAAGTAATATCATATAAAAAAAGCCCCGAAGGGCTATGCGTACTTGTTCTTAAGATATTTTAACGTAAGAGGTAATTCATCAAATCGTCCATCCTGTACATCGTAAAGCATGTAACAACCACGGAAATGATTATTTCCTTGTGCGCCAAGATAGTCTTCATTATGTTCATAACAGCTCCCACAAATAATAGCAGTCATTTCAGTGCCATCAGCTCGCATCCCATAAGAGATTTGACGACCTTGTTGATGACCAGCAAAGCAACTCATATGTTTTTTAGTAAGAAGTGCTGCACTAGAACATATGGGACGACCCATAGCGCCTGAAACAAAATAATGACTATAAGCAATACCATCAATAGTGACAACTTCGAGAAACGGAAACACCTCCCAATCTTGGTACGGAAGGTCATCAGTAGAGATAAGGCCATCTAATTTCCTATCATTGTTAATCGCAGTATTAATACGATTTTCATGATTGCCTAATGTCAGCACCATGCGAGGACGATAAGTTTTTTCTTTTAAGCGTCTAGCCTTTTCATTAAAGTCATATAAAGGCTTAAGAAGCGCATCCATTGCTTCCCTAGCAGCCCAAATATCTTTCTGATAGCTACGACCTTCAAATGACTTTTTACCAACGTCATAGGAGCTTAAACTCTCCATGTCCGCAAAGTCACCAATACAGATAATTACGTCAGGTTTTTTATCAACAATGTATTTGCCAATACAGGTTAAGAATGTAAAGTCATTTCCATCTTTAGTTTGTACGTCAGGTAAGACGAAATGGGTTCTAGTGGGTTTGTTCAGGAAGCTCATAATATAAGTTTAAATCCTCATCTGAAAATAACACTATGCGAGTGCCATCTTCTAAATACATTATAAACTCATCATTGTCAATAGCTACTTCATCAATAACTTGTCCAACCATTCTGCGTAAAAGTGATTCTACTGCTTCATGGTCATCCATTATTTGTCAGCCTTGTTATCCAGTTTTTCAAAGATGCGGTTTAGCATATCTTCAATCTTATTAAAGCGCTGTTCTAGTTCATCCTTACGAACGTAATGTGTAGGAAGGTCAATCTCTATTTCCTTCATATCGTTTTTAAGGTCTTGGACGGCATCCCAAAGCTGACGAGCAAACCATCCAAGCACAGACAGAACAACACCAACGATTAAGTTAATGATTGTTTGGTCGCTCATTATCGTAATTCCGCCCATATGCCAATACTGCCAGCAGTTATATTGCACACATATGTTGAGCCATTAGGAACAATAAATGTTGTAGGCCAATTAGTATTATTTCCATTATTTGACCAGCCACTTATTAATACGCTACTGACATATATTGTTCCAGACGAGCCTGAACCAGAACCTTGAATTGAAACCATAATTGGTTTACCAGTTGAATTTGTATAAGTAGTTCCAGATGAACGAGAGCCAATTACACTTTGCCATGTTTGATTTACGCCAATACCAGCATTTAAATTGTTAGCTGTTCCTGAAGCATTTGTAGCAACTAAAGCACTAGGAGTCCCTAAATCAGGAGTTGTTAAAGCTGGACTAGATGCTAAAACAACAGCGCCAGAGCCTGTAGAAGTTGTTGCACCTGTACCTCCATTTGCTACTGCAAGAGTGCCTGCAAGCGTTACAGCACCTGTTGTAGCTGTTGATGGTGTTAAACCTGTTGTACCTGCACTAAATGAACTTACTGTAGTAACAGCAGATGGACTTACTAATTGAAACTCTGTGCCATCATAAACTACTTGAACTACTGCACCAGAAGCAATATCGCCAGCAACCAAGGCTGTAGAACCTTGCTTTGTAATTGCTTTAGCGCCAATAGCATTAATATTAAGTGTACATGCGCTAGTATTTGTAGAAGGCGCTATAAAGAAAAAGCGTTGTCCTAATACATAAGCTGACATACCAAGCGCAGCCGTAGCAGTCATAGCATTAGTGCCAGAAGGGCTTGTCAAAAATGTAAATGCAGAATCTTGAATTTGACCTGCTTTACCATATTGAGTGCGAACTGTAGCATCAGCAACATTGGTATGGTTATAGCCACCCATAGGCAAGTTGCCAGTAGGTGTAGTTTGACCATCAGATGAAATAGACTGTGTTAAGGCTGTTCCAATATCATTTAGGGTTGAATTAGCCCATGTAGATGAAATGGTTGAGCCTGTTACTACAGGATTTCCTGATGGCAGATTATAGGTACCTGCTCCGTTACGTGCCATTTATTGCTCTCCTTGTTTTGCTCTCATTGTTCTTGCATCCAATAAGCCAGCATTAATTAAATCTTCCAATGAAGCTTCAGGTAACATATTTACTGCGCTTCCTGCTACATCACCAACTTTACCTGCAACATTAGCGCCTTGACCTGCCAAAATAGCTGCCATGCGAGAAATCCTAGGTGAAGCAAGAGGGGCAAGAGGAAGCAATGCTTTTTTACCAATTAATTTAGCTACATCACCAATTCCAATTCCTTGAATTGATTTTGGAGGCAATACGCTCCAAGTTGATGTATCTACGCCAGCTTGAGTAGCTTGTTTAATTTTTTCTGCATCACTTAATTCATTCCATGGCTTGTAAGCAGGATTTTGTTGTCTTGCTAATGCTGCTGGCATATCTGGATTTTCTAAATAACGAGCATCTGCACCAACATCCCAAGCACCCAATCCTCTTTCATTTTTACCTCTAGTAAAATCTTCAGCTTTCATGGCTATTTCATGAGGAGCGTTAAACATATTTCTAGTGTAATTATAAATTGCATCTTTATGCAAAAGTTCTCCTAATGGAGTAGCTTCTTTAACAGCAGCCAATGCTTCTTTATTCCCTTCTTTAGCAGCATTGTAAAGAGTGCTAAATGCCAAAGGGTCTTTGCTAGATTCAAAAGCCAATACACGTTTAGGAATTGAACCAACTGCATTTCCAGCACTACTTAATAAATCACCAAGCTTTTGTGCAACAGTAGAATTTTTAGCTGCATTAACTAAACCTTGAACAGCTACTTTACCTTTTTCAGCGCTAGGAAGTCTTGTAAGACCACCAATAGGATTTACTTCAGGTGTTAAACCTTCAAATTTACTTGCTTCCCATAGATTGCCAAGCGTTTCAGTAATGTTACTACCTGTAGGTGATTTTGCAGGTGCATTTTTAACCCAATCACCTAATTCATAATGCATATTAGGATGTTGTGCAGATTGCAATTCTATGGGTAAATCATGTTCAGGAACTGCGTTTGGCAAATCATTTAGTGGAACTGCTGCCATTTTGATACTCCCATTGCCCATTTGTAAATATAATTGGTTTGCCTGATTTTGAAGTTGATACAGTTCCTTCAGTAGGTCCTTTTGGTGCAGTTGCATTTAAGGCATTTGCCATTTTTTGACCTGGCGTTGCTTTTACATTTGGATTTTCACCTGATTGCAATTTGTTTAAAATATTTCTAGCTTTTGGGTCAAGTAAATCAGTTACATTGCGATTTAATCCCATACCAGCTTGATATTGTTGATTTAAAGCACCAAGACCACCTTGCAATAAATCAATTCCGTTTTGAATATATGCTTTTTGTTGTTCTTCAGATGCGTTTTCAGGCATTGAAGATTCCCATTTATTTAATTCAGCTAATGAACCACCACCTGAACCAGAAAATACTCTACGCAATTCAGAAGCTACAGCTTGAGCTGTTTGTCTAAATTTACCTTGGCGTGGGTCACCAAGTACATGTTCTTCAATATAATTTACAGGTGCATTTAAAAGTGTGCCAGCACCACCAAAATTATTTAAATCTTCAATATTTTGATACAATTTTCCCATGTGATAAAGGGTTTGATTTGCACCACGAACAGCATTAGCTTGAGGGCCTTTGGCAAAAGCATTGGCAGTTTGTTGACGTTTTTGAAAATTAGTTGCGTCATAAGTTGGGTCTACATTAGAAACAACATCAAATAGTTGAGTCATTGATTTTCTATCTAATGGCGCACGACCTGCTAATGGAATTCTATTTTCAAGAACTGCATTAACCATTGGTTTAACATGAGCAGGTAAACTTTCAAAATAATCTTTATTTGCATTTTCAGAAGCTTGAGGGCTTAATGAAATACCTGATTGTTGCATTGGTTGTGAAGATAAATAAGCATCTGGGTCAAAATTTCCCATTATTGATTCCCCAATCTTTGTTTAATTTTTGCAGCTCTTGGGTCATTTGGATGTGCATTTGCCCAAGCTAAAGCTTGTTGGTCTTGATTATTAATAGAAGGATTATTAAACAATGTTCCAGATTGTTTTGAAGGTTTTGGCAATCCCAATGGATTATCTGCTTGTTCTTTTAATCCAAGCTCTTTTTGTTGATAAGGATTAATCCATGATGAAGGAATACGTTTAAAATCTTCAATAGAACCGTTATAACCGTTTTGTCTTGCAAATGTATAATCTTTTTCAAGACTTCCAGGAGTTTCATCTTTTGTATTACGTACAAATTGACCAGTACGATTACCATTTTCATCAAGTTGAAATGTTAAATTTCCAACAGTTTGCCATGTATTTTTAGTTGGTTTTAAAGCATTTTCAACACGATTCATTGTTAATTTTTCAAGCAATGCTGGATTTTGAATATCAGCACCATATTGAGCTACACCCTGTTGAATTTCATTCATTGTTGGCTTTCTCATTCCAGTCGTATTTGTTACAGGAACTTGAATTGTTTTCATGCCATTTTGAATAGGCTGCATACCACCAAGATTTTCTGTTTGTGGCGCTTGACCATTGGGAACTTGAATATCGTAAGTTGATTGTTCTGTAATAGGTTTTTCATCAAAAACAGAACCAAGTTTTTTCAAGGCTTCTGCTTGTTTTTGTTGTTTTCCTTGTTCATATTGACCATAATCACTTAAAGCTTGTTTTTCTTGTTGTGTACCAACATATTTATTAGCCAAATTAGCAAGGTTTTGTGTCCATGATGGTGCTACATAATGCCCTGATACCATTTGACCTTCAGGCATAGCTTGCTCTTGTAATGCTTGAGCCATTTTTAATCTACGTTGCAGCTCAAGTTGAGCCATTGTGTCGTTTACAGGTTGTGTTGACACATCTTGTACCATGCCACCTGATTCGCCTGGCATAAGAGCATTAGCATAAGAAGCCATAATTATCCTTGTCTATATTGACCAATATTACCGCCCAAGAAATTGCCTTGAGGAGTTGAGTTCATAGGTTTGTTTTGTTGAGCCATCATCATGTTTTGACCTGGGTTTGGTGCTTGTTGATTTTGCCCCATTGCCATTAAGCCTGATTGAAAGTTTTGTTGAGGCATCATCATGTTTTGAGAGCCTTGCTGCATTTGATACGGATTCATTGGTTGTTGATATGGAAACATTATGGTACCAATCCTAAATATGAACCAAGACTACTTAATCCTGATGCAATTCCACCTAACAAGCCAGAGCCTGTACCAGCAGCGCCTAATGGAAGGCTACCTAAATAACCACCATTAATTAAAGAACCACCAAGACCCATTAAACCAGTGTTAAATGATGAATTGGCAGCATTAGCAGCATTTGTAGCGCCAAGTGCAGAGTTATAACCAGCTTGTGTAGCGCCAAGAATATCAGCACCTGCTGTTGAACCCATAGATGCTGGATTTACATAAGAAGGCGTTGTTGTTGTTGAGCCACTACGCAAATTATTAAATTGTGTAATAGGATTGTTAAGGTTGGTTAATTGTTGGTTGAAAGCTTGGTTATTAGCATTTAAACCTGTACTCATACCATTAATAATAGCAGAAGTTTGCAAGTCATTTTGATTTTGAGCTAATTGACGTTTAGCATTTGTATAAGCTTCAGTACCAGGTGCAATACCTTGATTAGCTAAAGCTGCATCAGACATTTCATTTTGCTGTGCAATTTGAGGTGCTAAACGACTCATCACAGCATCAGAATATGTTTGACCAGGATTAATGCCTGTAGAAGGCAAATTTGATAAATCTACGCCACCTTGCGTCAATGAATTAGTTACATTTGGAAGCCCTGCATTAGCAGCAGTTAAAGCACCTTGTGTAGCATTTTCGCTAGAAGTAAGTATATTTTGTTGCGGAGTTGAAAGAGTTTGATTTGCAGTATACGTAGGATTGCCATATTGGTCTGTTCCTGATTGAGTATAGTTTAATGAACCTGTAGGAGTGTTTTGATTTACACGGTTAGCAGCTAATTGCAAACGAGTATTAGCAAGATTGCCTTGAGCAGTAGCATTGGCAGCAGCTACATAGTCAGGCTGTGCTGGCGCATCAGATTTACCACCACCATTAGCCATAGACATAAATGGGTCACGTACGCCTTGTAGTCTTAATTGAATAAATTTATGTTTCATGTTTTAGCCCTATCCACTTGCAATCTTTTTTATAAAGTGTGTAAATAATTAAATCACCATCGTAACAACCACCAGTAATTCTTGTTGCTTCTTTAAATCCGCAATGCTCTGTAAATCTTATTGAATCTTTATTGTTTGATGAAACTGTATTAACAATGACATTGACGTTTAGTTGATTAAAAGGATAATCAAATACCATCCATAAAAACTGTCTATTTAACCAACGTCTACCAATACCTGCACAGTGCATAGCGCACCGAGCATTTTCTTCATAACTGTCATACACTACACCAGCAATTAATTCACCATCTTCTTCAATGCCAATTGCTTCATAATTAAAATAAGCTTTACCAGCACCTTGAGCAACAATGAAATCACTGACTCTTTCTTTTTGCCCGATGATTATTTTACGCATTACAAGATAGCTCCTCCCTCGATAACGAGGTCAGTTGATACCCAATGTACTTGAATACCAGAACATGCAGTCTTAACAATTGGTGCGCCATAGTAACCAACACCGTTAATACCTTGCCAGTTTTGCAATACTGATAAGCCACCACCCCATGCTGAAGCATCCCATGTTGCAGAATCCCATTTAGCATAAGAGTTAGGTGTATAAGTAAGTGAACCTGTTGGTGTATCAGTGTTAAAGTCAATGTTTACGCCAGCAAAAATAGAAGGTTGACCATCAGTTCTAAAGATAGGGCGTGACATTGTAAAACGCTTCAAAGTACCAGCATTATTAAAGTTATTAAATGCTTGCAATGCAGTGCCTGTAATGTTATTTACATCGTCAGATAAGCCATAATAAGCATGACCTACAAAGCCATTGCCACCAAAGTAAGGTTGGTCGTTATACAATTCCATACAGTTAGCGTTCCAGCCTGTATAGTTGCACCAAGCACCTGTAATCGTGTTCATTACATATTGTTGCTGATTGATGCCTTCTTGAATTGGTACGTTTAACCATAATTGATTAATTGTAGGCACGTAAAGAAGTTGCCAACCAAAGTTACTACCATAATTTGTAACAGCATCTGAAATTGCATACTGAATTTTATCAGTAATTGCAACTTTAGGATTGATGCGAGATGATTGTAATGCAGCAGACATTGGTACTACGCCATCTTGTGAGATAAGCAACATATCACCAGCGTATTTATAAAGACTTCTAGCACCTACTGGACCACCTAAATCCCATACACCTACCATTGACCATGTAGATGTGCTTGTTGGGTCTAAACCTTGATAAACGATGACTTGACCCTTGTTTGTCACGATAACATAGTGGTCATTAACGCCATTACCAGCATCAATCGTCCATGTGCCATGAGCTACAATGTAACCACCTTTTGTCATAAAAGGAGCTACATCAACAGGAGCTGCTGCACCTGCAATAGAATCTACAGGCAAATACCATACTTTAAGACTGTTCTTTTGAATAAAGAATTGACGTTGTGCATATAACACAGGATTTTGCAATGTTGTTGCAGTAACACCTGTAATTGTAGGTGTAGACCATGATGTACCATCAAAGTTACGTGGCGCATCAATACCATTTGCCATTGACAAGAAATTACCGCCAGAGGTTGCAATGTTGCAATAACCCCAACGTGAATTAGTCAATCCTGACACTACAGCAGCGCCTACAGCACCACCAGCAGAGCAGTCGTATACGTTACCACCAGAAATTGCAAATAACTTGTTAGAAGCTGCTCCAGCGTATGCCATGAGCGTTTCTACTTGACCTGGCAAGCCTGTTGATGACTTTACATAACCATTACGTAAAATTACTTCTGTTGTTGCAGGATACCAATTCTCAAGAATAACAGCCTCATTAGGCTGCATTGATGTTAATGAATCTCGTGCGTTCCAACCACCTACAGGAGCTGGCAATGATACTGGCTGTGATACAGCCCTTTTAGCAATAGCCATTATTAACTCCCATAGTTAGCGTCTGGAATGTTCTCCCAACCAATTAATACATTGGCTGTTCTTGGGGCCATTGATAATGTTGGTGAACCTGCATCATTAGCTTTAGCGATGTTAAGTTGCATATCATAATCACGTTGAAAGGCTGTTGTATCAAAGCCTTTAACTTCAAAGTATTTTTTCTTTAAAGCTAATGTAATTAATCGGTCAGGATAAATACATGTATCACTATCTTGCGTAAATTGCGCTTGAGGCGTTCCTGTTGCAGATGCAGCCCAATATGATGAAATATACTCAAAGCTTAAATATTCGTTTGTAGATGTTAAAGGCCAGATTTGAAATTCTTGACCCATAATACGCCAACGGATACGTGGACCAGTTGAAATGTAAGATGATTTTAGCCATTGCCATTGTTGAGGTGTTTCAGGTCCCAACATTTCCCAGCGTTTAGATTTATCGTATTGTGTACGGTCTGTAATACGGTCAAATCCTGTTGGCAAAGTATATTTAACTTGACCAAATGTATATTGACCAGAACCTGCGCCTGTTGCAGCGCTATTAATCGTTACTGTTGTTCCTAATGCAGATACAACGGCTGTGCTTTGAATAACGCCCAAGCCTTGAACTTGAAAGTTTGTAGCGCCACGAGCATTAATAAAGTTTACAGTAGCAGCATCTACGCCTGTAATTGTATAAGAACCTGCTGCAATTGCACCGTTAGATTGTGTATATTGTGAGTACCAATCGTATTCTGTATTCAACGCTTCCCAAGGGTATTCACGAGCTAATTCATTACCTGCTGCATTAATTAAATAATACATTTGTGTAACATCATAAGAACTGTTACCAGCTACCGTATTAGGGACAGCTAAACCCATCTCCGCACTAGCTTGCTGAACTAATTGAAGTAAAGTTGATGCCATGAGAATCCTTTATTTATCCATGATTGGCATATTCGCCATGATATTTAATTCTGGCAGACTCTACTGCCAACTTTGCTTCATTCAAATCAGTAAATCTACCTAAATTTATCTGTTTTTTATTTAGCATAATAGATGCTTTCCATTTACATCTATTTTTATCCCAACAAACTCCTTTAATTCCAGAAGTATTGCTAGTAAATTTTCTATTAAAATTATTTTGTTGCGTTGTTACATTTCTTAAATTAATTATTTTATTGTCTGCAGGATTGCCATTTATGTGGTCAATTATATTTGGCCATTCACCATACATATAAAGCCATGCAAGCCTGTGAGCTAAATATATTTTTTTATTAATTGCTATTTGATATGCACCTTTGTGATGCAAAGTTCCTGCAATTTTATTGTTTTTAAGCCAAGTAAAAATGCCTGTATCTTGGTCGTAATGAAGTAAATCTTTGAGTTCTTGTTGTATCATCTGAAATCCCTTTCAAATATCCAATAAAGAAGTTTTGGCAGGACAGTGGATAGCTGTCTTTTCGGTGGCGAACCTAGCCAAAACATTAGAACATTTTACTCTGAAATAGTTTCCTCTGCCTTGGCCTTTTTAGGTGTGGCTTTGGGTTGATTCATTTTTGAAGCTAACTCTGCTAATTGCGCTTTTAATGCAGCTAGTTCATCATCACGCTTACGAAGCTCGTCTGCTTGTTGTTGTACTAATGCTGTATCTTTTGCACCAGAGAGATAAGCTTTTGCTTTGTCACGTAGCGCAAGTGGTGACATACCTGCTGCCATACCCAATGTATTTAATTGAGCATCAGAAGCTTGTGCTACTTGTTCTACTGTGTAAAATTTAAAGTGTTTTAATTCAGCAGCTACTGCTGCATTTAAGATAGGCCAATCGTGAAGTAATGTGCCTTCTATATCGCCATCAGTTTTTTCGTTTTGGTATCTCGCCCATTGAATAGGAAAGCGAGTTTTGTGTTCATCTGCTGCAAAAGTGTCAATGACAGAAAGATTATTGCCTGGCACTTCAATGATGATAAAGTCCCTCATTTCCATGATAGGACGACCTTCTAAAGCGCTTTTAAACTCATTGTTAATTGCTTTTTGATAAAACTTTACATTAAGTCGTGAATCTGGGTTATTTACGTCAGTTTGATACATGAAAAATCTCCAAAGTGGTTTGGGGTTTGTAGATAGCTCTCGGAATGAAAACTACCTAGAAACCCACCTCCGAAAAGGTGAGTATCTTTCAGATTAAACTGAAGCTTTACCGAACCAACCGTACTGACCTGAAGCAAGAGCTACAGCAGGAGCGATATAAGCGCCACCTGTTGAAGTTGCTACAAAAGTAGTAGTGCTGATTGATACAGATGTTTCACTAGCAGTAAACGTGTTACCAGCTTTTGCTAATACATAACGCAAGCCGTCTGAACCAAACACTTCATTACCCAATGGACCCATTGTAGGAATTAATGTTGAGCCATCTTGAGCTAGGTTAGTAGGAACAGCAGAGGTAAGGTCTACGCCAGAGATAGGGGTTACTGAATATG